GCGCTGGAGCAGGGGGTAACGGCTGTGGATTCACTCCAAGCACACTGATGCTGTCATAGAGAACTTTACCTGTGCTTGTGTCTAAGGTCTTTTCACTGTTACTGAAGAAGAACCGCACTTGGTCAACGCTTTCAAACACGTATCTCTCTGCTCTGCTCTGTATGATCCAGCTGTTTGTGTTGTATATGACTTTAAGCAACCAGCTTGCATCTGCATTAGTACCAGATTGGTCCTGTGCATTCTGTAGGCTGAAATTCTGTCCAGTTGCGAGATTTGGATTGGTTATGACATACCACGTCTGATACAAAGGTGAATAGCCAATGCCAAATGTCTGCTTGTAATTCATTGCTGCAGCTATAGCCGATTGTTCGTCACTGGTAAGAGTAGTTTCCCAAGGAGCAAATATGCCAACTAATGTAGTTTGGTCTGGTATCACAGAAGCCAGCGTGACTGCTCCAAGACCTGTAGCCAATATACCTGAATTTGATATACCCGTGCCATCGCCAACCACGCTGACTACACTGCTCCATACCTTGGTATTATCTGCAAGGTTAAATTTCAGTAGGCTGCCAGCAGCGATATAGGATTCCCCAGAACCTGCTGTAGCGTCTTGTCCAAGTCGTTGTGCCTTACCAAAGATGTCTATGCTGCCGGTGCAGCTGCCTGTGTTGGCTGTGACAAGATTCCAATATGCATAGGGACTGGTGTATATTGGATAATTCTTGTAGAAAAAGTTTTGCAATTCCAACGCAGCTTCTGCAAAGGTGGTGTTGCTACCGCCATCAATCATTGGCTGGATGTTGTCTATAACGTAAACAGCATTTGGAGTGCCAATGTTGATCACAACTTCTTGTGCATTCAAATCGTATTCTTCGTAAAGGATACCATCGGTACCAAACACGTTGATATTCTGATATGTCCCTGTGGGATCATTGATGTCCAGGTATCTGCTCTGTCCGCTGTAGGTGCGATTAAGTGCCTTTACCTTCAGAGCCTGGCTGCTCTGCAGCGGAAATAGATTATAATCTTCACCGTTGACCATGCGGTCTTGTGTGTAATATACCTGTTCGGCTGCCAGCTGTATCTGCTGATTGCTCTGCGTAGTCTGGCTGTTGGCAACCGTGTATTGTAGATTGGTATTGAACGCCACGCTGTATGTGTTGAACAGATTGTCATTGTAGCTGAAGTTGAACTTGAGATTGGTCATGTCCGTGGGACGTATCTGGTACTGAAGACCATTGCTCACACGATACCAAACTCTGAGCAAACCGACCGGAACAGTACCAAAGTTACCATCGGCGAATCTCAAGCTAATCTGGTCAGCACCATTGAAATCGCGAGTGATGATGCTGTAGATATTGCGAATGCTGTTGTTGATGCTGTTGTAGATAACGTTAAAGCCATTGACGCTTGGTACCTGAGTCCAGTTGGCTGTGACAAGGCCTGCTGTGTTGATGTTCTGTACCCAAACGTCTGTTTGGTTGATGCCGCTGACATTGACATCTATAACACGATTGGCTATTGGTAGATCCAATTGGTAATCAGAGAATCCCATGGTTCCCTGTTTGAAGAACAGGAAGAAGCCCGTGTTTGCACTGTCATAACCATTGCCATCGTTCTGATATATGATGTACCAGCTGTTGATTGGATTAGGATCTCTTTCAAAGAAATAACCAGTAGTACCAAGCACGGTGGCATTACCACCAGTTGCTCCGTTGAAGTCTGGATTGGCCAGCTCAAAGTTCATGTTGTTGCCGCCTACTACGGCTGTGAATGGAACAACGCTGGTAGGTATGGCTGTGTTGTTTAGAGCATATAGTTCAGTTGGTATGTTGTTGACTACGCCACTCTTGGCAGGATTACCAAAGTAATTGGTGCTGTTTAGAGATGCATTCAGCACCAAGGTAAATTGCTCTTGCCAGTCCGGATTGTTCTGATCATTCCAATTGATAGGAGTGTTCTTGAGATTCAGACCATTGGCGTCGTAGATGTCCTCATTGCTTACTATCTGTGAAACCTTGAGTATGCCCGCGCTTGGTATGCTGCGTTGAGGTTGATAGTTGAGCATGCGAGCAAGACGGAAGATGCTGTCACGACGCTGTGCAGTATCAAGGAAGTTCTCGCGTGTATTGAGATCCATCCTGAATGCCAAGCTTTGACCCAGATAGGCCAACAGGTCAATGATTGCTACGAATTCGCTGCTTTCAGTCCAATCGTTGAAATCTTCCGGATAGTTGAGGCGAATGTATTCTACCATAGCAGTGCGTATGGTTGGAAAGTCATAGGCGTTGAAGTTTACCTGGGTAAATGCCTGATAGATGACCTGCCAATCTTCTGCTGCGAACAGCTGCTTCTGACGTTGTTGTTGACTTACTGCCATCCTATTCCCTCATCACGAAATCTTATCTAAGTTTACTGCGTCTTGGTCAAATTGGACACTAAAAGAATTCACCACTCCGTAAGGTTGATAGAACAGCGTCATCTGCACCAACAGGCCTTGGTTGATCTGCGTCACTGTGATACCTTGCAAGATCACCCTTGTCTCTGTGTTCACTATGCGAGTAGCCTCGGCTGTCACAGCTTCGATCAATGCCTCATCAAAAGGTTCAAACAGCATGTCCCAGATCTTGCATCCGTAAGTTGGCATCATCACTCGTTCGCCAGGTAGGGTATTAAAATGATTGTAAAGATCGCGATCAATCAGAGGAACGTCGGCAAATGCTTGATTCTTAGCATTTGTATCCAGCGTGCTGAACCCGTAGAATACCTTGGTAGGAGCAATGATGGCCATGAGTCTGCAGAGTACCTTTTATTATCATGATATTTAGCCATGATTTAACGGCGTATTTTTGTTACGCGCCGCCGCTGTTGATGGGGTTACCACCGCAGAAATTGGTACATTCAGCTCGCCTACGATTCTGCAGCCCAGGTATCACCTTACCTGCAGCATGGCAGTAGCTCATCCATTTTTCCGTAACATCAAAACTGCCTGTGTTAATGATTGCAGCTAGGCTGTTGCAGTTACCAATGTTGTAGGTAAAGCTAACCAACATATCAAACTGAGTTTGGCTGATGTTGACGGTGATGGCTTTTTGTACCTTGGCTTCGCGCGGTGCAAGGTCCTGCTTAAACAAATCAAATATCTCAGTCTCGCTAAGAGGTGATGTTAGAGGACGCTTTTGGCCGTTGATGGTGACGTAGTTACCTGCCTTCTCATCGGGCAGCAACAAGTGTCCGATTCCTATGGTAGGTAATCCTGCGCTGTCCAGATAGGTCTGTGATTTCTTGCCTTCAAACTTGGCTATGAATTCGGCACCTGCTTGGCTGGTGCGCAAGCTACCAGCCGCCTGCTGATCTTTAGCAGCTCCTTGATAGCTGTATTGCGGTTGACCTTTTTGATCATAGCTTTCGCCTTTGTAATTTCCTGGAGGACTGCTGCTGTTTGGAGCTCCTTTGAGATCAAGAGGTTTGCTCTGAGTACCCAACACCTGACCTGGCAACAGAGGCTGGCCTGTATAGGGATCTGTGCTGCTACCTGTTTCAACGTGACCGTTGAAACCCTGCGCCGTAGCTGCATGTCCTTGGAAAGGCTCATGTGCCGGCAATTGGCTCACTATGGTGTTGCGCAGAGTAAATGTCAACTGTGCAGGTGCAGTTACAACTGTGTCTTTCTGCTGGCTGTCTATCGGAACAAGTGCAGGTGGTGCTGCTTTGGCAGCGCTTGGTGCAGGACCATTGAGATCTATGCGAGATGCACCCATCACTATGTTATTGTTCGTTCCAATGCTGAGCAAGCCGTTGCTTTGCATGGTGAGATATCCACCAACAGCAAGATCATAACTGCCATATGCATAATCAAACATGTTGGTTTGAGCTGTACGTGCCATCAAACCAGTGCTCTGTATGTACATGTCTCGGTCGCTTGTAAGATGCATGTCAAGGTGGGCATTGATCATCACCACACCAGCTTGGGTGGTATTGTTATTGGTCACTGTGATTGGGTTGTTGGTTGTTTCATTTTGCAAAGTA